GTTGTCGAGGCGGATAAGATTGCGCAGCTCATAGGTTTGTTCAGTGCGGGATCCCCTGTCGGAACGGATGTGACCTATGCGATGCAGGCTTACAACGCCTATAAAAACGGAGAGGACATTTTTACGGGACGCTTTCCCACCGCCCAAAGTGAAAAGGCGAAGACAATTCTAGAAGGGGGAACATGGGAAGGACGAAAGACGAATAATTTTTACAAGGCGATCGCAAGGGAATTCAACCCAGCGTTAACGAATGATCCTGTCGTGGATATTTGGATGATGCGGGCTTTTGGTTTTGAGGATTTTGAGGGAACGCCGACCGACGCTCAGTATAAAAGTGTGGGCAATGAAATAAAAAGAATCGCCAATCAAATAATAAAGGAGAACCCCACATGGAACATGAATCAAGTGCAGGCATCCCTCTGGGTAGCCATGAAGGCACAGAAAGTTGGAGAGGAAAAAGCGAAATTCAATTACAAGGATGCCATTCAAAATAATCTCGCGCAGCTATCGTGGGAAACGGCTCCTGGGGATACCACGGGACACTTGGAGGGATTTGATAAACTTCCTTATAATGACAAGGTGGAATATCACGTGGAGGCATCCAAGATTGCATTGGATGAAAAGGGGGAGGACATTCTCGCCAAATATTTTGGCATTTTAAGTCCCAATGAATTCGAGGCGCCGGGACATTTCAAGGGTGAAGTGAACCCAAGCACGCAAAAGGAGATAATAGCCCCTCAAAAATACAAGGACGGGAAACAACTCGATCCTAATATTGTGAAAATGATTAATTCCTACGCCGCCTCCAAAGGATTGATCTATAATCAGAATTCAGTTGCGTGGCACAGACCGTTTTGGACAGATATTAAAAAAAAGGGTGATGGCATTCATATCACCATAGGGGATCGCTCCGCCAGCGTGGAGGAAACCAAGAAGATTTCGGCTCTGGCCAATGAATATGCCACGAAAATGTGGGGTTTACCTGTCAATGACTTCAATTTCATAGGCACTCAGGATGGTGGAAGGTTCCTGAATGTGGCGCCTGTCAATGATTTTAATTTCATAGGTACTAAGGATGGCGGAAGGTTCCTGAATGTGGCGCTGAAGGAGAACGAAGAAGGGGAATTTGTCCCCATATTCACCAATAAGCAGTTTCAAGAGATTATTTTTAGGGCTACAGATGAGGTTTTTGCCAATAGTGAGGCGAATGTAGACTTGAAATTTTTCGCGAATAATGGTAATTACATAGAAAATGATTGGAGCACGAACATAAATGGCGAAACTTTCCTGGAAACCATTAGAAAAAACACACCCGATCTTTACCAAGGGTTTTTCAACATACTCACCACAATTATTGCGAAAAGAATCCAACTTGACGAAACCTTTGCCAAAGAAAAAAATCTTACAATCAACGAACAAATCAGCAAAGACCTAACACTCAAGAAACGTGAAGGCGGTATTGTGGAAATACCACACTTCCATTATGGTGGATTTATTAATCTTAATAGGTTATAAAAAATCATGGCGAAAGATAATATAGACAAGGCTGTCAACGCGATCGTCGGCGAGACGATTGAAGAGGCCATTGATACGAACGAGCCTGTTGATGTAGAAATAGTTTCCGAAGAAATAACCGTGTCCGACGAACCGTCAGACGCGGAGGATGATTTTTATGCCAACCTGGCGGAGGAGATGGATGAGAGTGACTTAGGCTCTATTGCCTCCCAGTTAATGGAGGATTATGAAAATGACAAGTCCTCTAGGGAAGAGTGGGCAAGAACCTACACCCAGGGACTAGATCTTCTTGGATTCAAGTACGAAGACAGGACACGGCCATTTCGTGGCGCAAGCGGTGTAACGCATCCGCTGCTAGGCGAGGCGGTTACACAGTTTAGTTCCACGGCTTTCAAGGAACTCATGCCGTCAAGCGGCCCCGTTCGCACGCGCGTCGTGGGCGACGAAACACCTGAGATTTATCAGCAGGCGCAGCGCGTGAAGGAATTCATGAACTACCAGATTACAACAGTGATGGAGGAGTACACTCCTGAACTGGACCAGATGCTTTTTTATTTGCCGCTCTCGGGATCGACATTTAAAAAAGTCTACTATGATGCGCAGCTATGCCGCGCCGTATCCAAGTTTGTTCATGCCGAGGATCTCGTGGTGCCCTACACCGCGACTGATCTGGATTCATGCGAACGCATTACCCATGTGGTAAAACAATCAGAGAATGACATTCGCAAGAAACAGGTCAATGGTTTTTATTTGGACATAGATCTTAATCCCGCACCTACTCAGTCTCCCACTTATAATGCCGCCGATATTAAATCAAAAATTGACCGCATAGATGGCATTCAGCAAACAGGGGAGTCACTGATGATTACCCTATTGGAATTTCACGTGGATTTGGATCTTCTGGGATATGAGGACAAGCAGGACGGAAAAGAAACAGGAATTAAACTTCCCTATATCGTAACACTCGATGAGCAGTCTGCTCAAGTATTAGGAATAAGGAGAAATTATGACGAAGGGGATGAAAAGTACCGTAAGAAACAGTATTTTGTTCATTTCAAGTTTCTTCCCGGTCTTGGATTTTATGGCTTTGGATTAATTCACTTGATCGGAGGTCTGTCGCGTACGGCCACTTTGGCGTTACGACAATTAATCGATGCGGGGACATTATCCAATCTTCCTGCTGGTTTCAAGACACGGGGACTGCGTATCGCGGATACGGATGAACCGCTTCAGCCAGGGGAATTTAGGGATGTGGATGCACCGAGCGGCGAGATTAGGGCAGGATTACTTCCTTTACCTTACAAGGAACCATCACAAACATTATTTGCTCTTCTAGGATTTGTGGTGGATGCGGGACAGCGTTTCGCGCAGATAGCGGACATGCAAGTTGGCGACGCCAACCAAGGAGCGCCTGTAGGAACAACGATTGCCTTGTTGGAACGTGGTTCGCGGATCATGAGCTCCATTCACAAGCGCATGTATTATTCGATGCAGCAGGAATTTAAATTGCTGGCCAATGTTATTCAAATGGATCTACCTCCTGAGTATCCTTACATGGTTGTGGGAGGCAACAGGATGATTAAACAAGAGGATTTCGATGAACGGGTTGACATTATCCCTGTCGCGGATCCCAATATTTTCTCCATGGCTCAACGCATTCAACTCGCCCAGACTCAACTTCAGATGGCGATGAGCGCCCCTCAACTGCATAATGTTAAAGAGGCGTATGTCCGTATGTACGAAGCGTTGGGAGTGCATGATATTGATAAAATAATGAAAATGGACAAACCTGAACCCATGAGTCCGGCCACGGAGAATCAAAAATTAATCGAGGAGGATGGTATTGAGGCATATGAAGGACAGAACCATGACGCCCACATCCAGGCTCATCTTATTTTTAGTTTATCTCCCATTGTTGAACTCTTGCCACAAATAGGGGTGGAATTAAGCAAACATATCCTGGAACATGTCACTTTAAAGGCGAAAGAGGCGGTTGCGACGCAAATTGAACAAGCGGAACAGCAAATGGGACAAGTGGCAGAAGGGGAACAGCTAGAAACGATGACGGAATCACAAATTGCCGTATTAGAGGGGCAGTTCCTGGGGGAAGTCAAGCAAATGCAGGCGGAAATGAGTGGAGAGGGACAGCCTGACCCTGTCATTGAACTTAAAAAGCAGGAATTACAGCAACGCGCCCTTCATGATAAGGAAAGATTGCAATTTGATTCAACTAAACTTGGGTTTGAAGGACAAAGACTACAACAAAAAGATAAAATTGATAACGCTCGTATTGATTCACAAGAAGATATCGCCCAACTGAGGGCTAATGTAAACTTAAAGAAATTTAATCAACAGGCAAAAGGACCGGGATTTCAATATAAAAAGAAGGGTGGGAAGGTATGATCGTCACCGCCCAAGCTATATTTGACTTACACTTAAAAGGATTAAGCAATTATGTGGCTGGATCCGTGAAGACAAAAGAACACTATTTGATCATGGCGGAGGCGATGTTGGCTGTCTCAAGAGAGATCCTGGAAAAAAATTTAGGAGAGGACGAGGCTTTACAAATTATAGAGCATGCATTACAAGATAATAATATAACTTATCATTGAGGAAGGTATGGCAAAGGCAAAATATATAAATGGATCAAAATATCCCAATGCTAAAATGACTGTCTCTAACGAGATGAATCCCTATGCGGGTCCTAATGTCAATAAGACATCGGAAGTATCCACAGCACAGGTAGCGATACCTGGACCAAGAGTTATAGATAATTTAGGTAAGGGACCAAAAGGGCAACGCAGTAAAATGCAAATTAAGAAGGTTGCTTTTAAGGGCGTCTTTTAGTAGATTAATTTCCAATTTAACAAAGGAGGTTTCTATGAAACTTTTAAAAGATATATGGCAACACTTAAAAGAGTGGAGCGATTGGGGAATGAAAGACTGGATTAAAGCCGGTATCGTCGCCATCGTTGTTATTGTAGTTCTAGGAAAAATTTCAGGAGCTGTATAAATGTTAAGTCTCATCAGTGGTTTATTAGGTGGTAAAAACGGAGCCTTAAAACAAATAGCTGGTGTGATTGATGACTTACATACTTCAGAAGAAGAGAAATTAGATAAAAAGATTTTAATGCAGCGCATTCAGCAAAAGCTTGCGGAGAAACAGATTGACGTAAATATCAAGGAAGGCTCTCATAAGTCGATTTTTGTCGCGGGCTGGCGCCCGATGATCGGCTGGACGGGGGCCTTTTCGCTGATTTTTGAATTTATTCTATCCCCAGGAATTGAATGGTATGCAAAGTTCTCAGGGCTTGATATAACGGCACCTGAAATTCAAACTGGCCCCTTGCTGGCCATTGTCACTTCAATGCTCGGAGTTGCGGGACTCAGGTCCTTTGAGAAAACAAAAGGTTTAACCAAATAAGGAGAAATTATGGGACCGAGGACTAAGAAAAAGAAAAAGAAACAAACACCCCTTCAAAGAATACAAAAGTTATTGGACAAGCTCGCGGCTATTCACGAAAAGGAAGAGGAGATAGTCCAGAAGATGGAAGAAATAATTTGTGAAGAGGAGGAGTAGATGCCACAAGGACCAGGAACATACGGACGTAAGGTAGGTCGGCCTCCTGTTAAGGCAAAAGACGGTAAATGGATCCAGAAAGCGATCAAGAAACCAGGGGCGTTGCGTGCGTCATTGGGCGTTAAAAAAGGAAAAGACATTCCCGCTAAAAAATTAGCGAAGGCGGCGAAGGCGAAAGGAAAACTTGGACAGAGGGCCCGGTTAGCGAAAACTCTTAAAAGTTTTAAATAAGGAGAAAACATGGGCGATAAAGATAATGGTTTTTTAAAAAGAAGGGCACAATTACGAGGTCTTGGATTTACTAAAGATGAGATTATTAAGATTCTAAGCATACTTCCTGGTATTGGTAAAGGTGTAAAAAAGGAAGCTAAGGGAGGTTTAATTACCGAAACGTATTCTCGCGGTTATGGAAAAAGTAAAAAATCTAAAAGAAGACCAACTAAAATTTATTAATGCCCTTTAAGTCGGCTAAACAGAAACGATACCTATATGCCAATCATCCTGAAATTGCTAAACGGTGGTCGGACAAGTATAACAAAGGCGGTACTGTAGTGAAAGTCAAGCCACGGGGATTCAGTCGAATGCTTCCAAGCAAAAGACCAATTACAAAGATATTCAGGAGTCAGAGAAAATGATGCTCGAAAAACGGATCATGGACCATGAGGGCTTCCGTAAAAAAATTTACAAAGACTCGCTTTCAAAGAAGACGATAGGCTATGGCCATCTCATCACGGAAAACGATAATTTTGAGGAAGGGATAGAATACACGAAAGCTGAACTTCTCAATCTTTTTCACAAGGATCTGGAAAAAGCTAGGGAGGGTGCCAACCAGCTTGTCGGTCACATAAAAGAACTGCACATTGAAGCAAAAAATTGCATAATTGAAATGGTGTTTCAATTGGGGACTCGCGGAGTTCGTAACTTCACGAAACTACTATTAGCTTTGGAAGAAAAGGACTATTTTGAGGCTCATGTACAGATGCTCGACTCGCGCTGGAGTAAACAAACACCAAAAAGATGTGCTGAACTTTCCGAAATAATGAAGAAGTGTGCATAGAGAATGGAAATACTTAAAGTTGTTGAATGGCTCAAAAAAATATTAAAAACTAGACAAGATAATGTAAATGAAGCTATAACAAGTGATGTAAAGACTTTAGAAGACTACAAGTATCTTCTGGGGAAATTACACGCATATAAGGAAATAAGACAGGAACTCACGGACCTGCTAAAAAAACAGGAGCAACTTGATGAATAAATTAATTGTACCAAAACATGTATGGGATGGTAAGAAAAAAGAAAAGCAAAAACAAGAAGTTGAAAAAGTACCTGAACCAACAGGTTTTAGGATCGTTTTATTTCCCCTTAGACTTGAATCAAAAACTACAGCAGGAATTCATCTAACCGATGACACAATTGATCAATCCCAAATTACCACCAATATTTGTAAAGTTTTAAAATTAGGGAAGGATGCTTATAAGGATAAGGAACGATTTCCTAATGGGGCCTGGTGTAAGGAAGGGGATTGGGTTTTAATTACTAAATATGCAGGATCTCGCATTCGTATAGATGGCGGAGAATTACGGATAATCAATGATGATGAAATACTGGCAGTTCTGGATGATCCACGAGATATTTTGCCAGCAAACATTTTATAACATGGAGGGACCATGCCAACAGAACTAGTGACTAAAACAGACCAGGAAAAAATGGTGCCAATTGATACATCAGGTGAATCTGTGGATGTTGAAGTAAAAGAAGATAAAAAAGAAGATAATGTAATAAATGTAGAGGAGGAAAAAGTAGAGGAGGAAAAAGACTCTTCCGAACACAGCGAAGAAGAACAGTATTCTCAAACAGTTAAAAAGCGCATTGATAAAATGACTTTTAAAATTAGAGAGGCTGAACGGCAACGAGAAGAAGCGTTAAAATATGCCCAGTCTGTAAAAAGAGAGAGAGACGAGTTAAAAACTAAAGTTACGAAAGTTGATGAAGGATATCTGGATGAATATAAGAAACGTGTTAATTCAGAACTAGATAAAGCCAAGCAACTTTTAGGAGACGCGATTACAAAAAGGGATGTAAAAGCGCAAGTAGAGGCTCAAAAAGCCATTGCAAGATTGGCGATTGAGGAAGAAAGGGCTAATTCTTCTACTCTACAACGAGAAAAAATAAAAGA